ACCAGCGTCCCCTTCACCAACTCCCGGGTCTGTTCCTTGATCCGGATGTTGATGACCCGGCTGCCGGTGGCGATCTCGCGGAAGTTCCTCATTGTCTTGGCCTTTCGTAGGTGGTGCCTTGGTTGTGACACCAATGTAGCATCCCTACGGATTCTTACGCAACCCGTGGGATGCTACCCTCTACGACGTGCACAAATACCTCTCCGTCCGCCAGATCGCCGAACGACACAACATCCCCTACGGCAGCATCAAATCCATGGTCGCCCGCCGAATCGCAGGACAAGACAACGGATTCCCCCTACCCGACGCCCAAATCGGCGAACACGACGGCACCGGCGGCCGCGGCCTCACCTACGGCTGGAAACCGGCCACCATCGACACTTGGCACGCCACCTACCAACCCGGCCACTCCCGCACCCGCACCGCGAAATAGGGTGTTGAAATATGCCAGTTTTCATGCCGGCAGCGCGATTTATACCTGTGTCATCCGCCCTCAAGCGGACGAAGCGGCCCTCTCAGCCTTTGATCTTGGCCCGTAGCTCGCCCTTTTCGCGCGACCACCGCTCACGTGCCGCGGCGAAGAAGTCGTCTTCCAATTGCAGTTCATCGTAGGTCGGCAACGGCATATCGCCGCCGTGCTCATACTCCTGCAATTGAACGGGATCCAGGTGCGGGTACTCCGAGTAGAACTGCCGAGACAACTCTTGCGCCTCCAGTTCCTGTCGGCGCATCAGGTCCTCCATACGTGGATCCAGTTCGCTCACCGCGACGCACCTCCCGACAGCTTCTTGACGCCATACCAATTGGATCCGAGCATAACCTGTGCACCAAGGTCCGGTGTTCCCTGAGTGCGTAACCCGGCGATCTCACGTGGCGTTGGCAGCTCGTCGATCGGGCGGACAGCTCCCCCGTCTGTCAGACGTTCCAGCATCGCGTCAATCGCCTCACGGTCCTCACGTGTGGTCGCTTGGAATCGCACATAGTGCAGGCGGCCAACGATGTTGTCGATCGATTTATCCAGTTTGTTCTTGTCCCACCTGAAATCCTGGCGAGCCCACGTGTACCCGCCGTTCTCAGCCGCCGCGAACACTTCAATCCGATCTACGCCCGACCGCTGGTAGTACCGCTCCAGCCGAGGGGCGAAAGCGGTGGCAAACCCGCGGCCCTCGTGGTCGTCTGACTCCTCGTTGAGGTACATGCCGGCGTTGTCCACGACCAGGCGCCCGTCGTCATCCCGACTGAAGATCCTCTCGATCGGTCCGGCCTTCTCTCGGCGGCCATCCACGACCCGCGAGATCGTCCCCCGCATCACAATCTGGTCAGCACCCGGCTCGACCTCGTGGAAGTCGACGATGAACTCGCCGTCGCCGCGTCGGCCTCTTGACCTCACACGCCCTGACAAGTCACGCGCCAGGCGCCGAGATGCCACCCCGTACCGTTCGTGGCCCGCTTTGTACTCGTCGAGAACCGTGCCCAAGTCGTCGGCGAACCGCGGGTCAAGATCACGCTTGTCGATCGGCGTCGAACGGTACGCGGCGCGGTCCCGCTCGAAGTCGCCGCCGCCTGTCGTAGCGCGACCAGCAGGTGGCTTGCGTGGTGGTCCCGTGCCGGACGCTTTCGACCGGCGCCGCCTGCCACCTTTTTCGGCCGCCGCGTCAAGATCCACATAATCATCGCCGGAACCATCACCTCTCCGGCGTGGTGTCTTCCGTTTCAGCTCGGGAGGAAGTGCCGTGTAGCCGTACTTGCCGAGCAGCTCGACCGCATCCTCACGAGTGCGAGCTGCCTGATAGATCGCCTCCGGCATCAGCCGAGGCATCGGTGTTCCCTCCATCCGCATGCGTTTGCCCGCCCACCCCCTCTTGGTGGTGGCCTCCGTCGTCGTCGGCAACACCTGCGCGCGCGGCCGACCACGCCGGATCGCCGCCAGCTCGTCGTTCGTCAACCGGCCGGAGGCGAAACTCAGGCCCGCACCGCGCCGGGCGTTCACCACCTGCGCCGGGTCCGCGCCGTCCCGGATCGCCTGCGCGCCGGCGGCCGTGAACTCCCGGTCCTGCTCGGACTGGCTCAGCGACTCGAAATACGATCGGGCATCGACCGTGCGGTCCTCCAGATCCGACGCCCGAGCGGCGATATGCCTGCAGTCGCACCTCGGATGCCTGTCGAAGGCGTCCCTGGACCCGTACACGCGGCCGGCGAGGATCGCGCACCGCGAGCACGACGACCCGACCAGCATCCGCGTATACCCGACACCAGGCCGCGAGATGATCCCCAACCCCGTCGCAACCCGCGAGGTATCGGCGATCACGGTCTGAGCTCGCGTCGTCAACGCCGCCAAACCCGCATTCACCCAGCCGTCGCGGATCGACGCCAGGTTCACTTCCGGCGCCCGCGCGATCGCCCGCCGCGCCGAGATCACCGACCCGTACAACAACGAATCCAATGCCCGGCCATCACCGGCCACCCCGACCAACGGCGACGGGTCGACGTCGACGTCGGGGGAGATGTCGCCACCCTGCTCGTCGAGCACCGCCCCGACGTAGTCCAGGCCCTGACCGGCTGCCTCAGTCTGCGCCGCGGTGAGCGTGGCGACCATGTCGTCGACGTTCGCCGCGAACCACGCATCGAAATCGTCCGGGGCCCGATCGCCCCAGATCGCCGCCAGCACCCGCAACGCACGAGCCTGCAAGGCACGCTGTTCGGTGTAGAACTGGCGTGCCTGCTCCGGAATCATCTACCGGCGCGGCCGATCCCGCCCGATACATCGTCACCGGAAAGGTCGGTGGTGAACTGCTCGAGCATCCGCGCACCGAACGCGTCCGCAGCCTCGTCCTGCTGCATCTGCATCCAGTTTTCGAGCTTGGCCGGCGTCGCACCGGGCAGCATGTCGAACGCAGCCTTACGTGGGAACCCGGCCGACACGAGCTTCACGACGCCGTCGACGGTCTGCGCGAACGACCGCGGCTCGGTGTCAGCCCAATCGATCGTCCGGTTCCTCGGCTCCTGGCCGCGCGCGACGTCGGTCAGACGCAGCACCTTCCGCATCCCCGAGACCACCTCACGCTTGAGCTCGGCCACCAGCGAGGTCAGCGTCGACTCGGCACCCGAGAGCGCATCCCCGGACAAGTTCGCCATCCGATCCAGCGCGTACTGCGGCGGTACCTGAGCCTTGCTGAACAGATCAGTCAGGAACGCCTTGTACACCGAGATGTACCGGTCCAGATTCGACTCCGCGAGGTCGAACACCTTCGTGTCCGCGCCGGGGAACACCAGCATCCGATCCACCGAGGCACGCCCGGCCTGCCGCAACTGCGGCACCGGCTGCCCATCCGGACCGATCACCACCTCACCGCCCTCATCCCGCACGTACACGACCTCACCCGCCGCGTCCCGCATCACCGGGTCATACCCGACCACCACCCGCTGCCGGTACGCAGAGAACTGCATCGCCAGCAACGTGTTGAAGCGGATCGTGTTGATCGCATCCTGCAACGCCTCCAGGTCGTCGACCGGCGAGCGAGGGACGTTGTCGGCGTCGACCTGGTGACCGAACTGCACGAACGGAATATCGCCGAGACCATGGTCGGTTTCACGCACCAACTCCCACGCACCGGGCCCGGCATGCCCGGCCCGCTCGAACCGATGACACGTGGTGTCGGTGTACAGCACCGCGATCGTCTTCGCACCGGTCACATCCACGGCCGATGGCACCCACAGCGCCGAGGCAGGCCGGGCGGTCTCGGTCCACATCTTCACCGCGAACGCCGGCGTGAACGGGTCCTCCGGCGAGGGATGCAGATACACCCGGCGCGCCGACTCCACCGACACCTTCGCACCAGCGCCGGCCTTCGACACCGACAACACGCCCCGTCCGTGCGTCATCATCGACTCGTACACGATCCGCTGACGGGTCTCCAGGTCGTTGGTCACCCAGACGTGTTGCCACACATCCGGATCGGTCTTGCCGGTGTCGGCGAAACTGAGCGACTCGGCATCCATCCGCTGCACCGGAGCATTGAGCGCCGGCCGAATCCAGTTCGCCAGCGCCTGCCGCCGCAGCTCCAGATATTCGACCGACACCCCCGGCGGCGCGTACGGCAACCGCTGATCCCCGTCGAAGTAGCCCTGCCGATGATCGAACAGCGCAGCGCGCGACTCGATCTCAGCCACACCGATCCGCAACCGATCCTGCACGCTATCGACCATCGCCACTTTGTCCTTGTCCTAGTTGAATCCGTACATCACATCCGAGATCCGGTCCTTCGGCCCGGTATCCCAGCCGCCGTCGACACTCGACGCATCACCGGCGGCCTCCCACGCCAGCACCGACGCGATCGCCGTGTCGATCTTGCGGTGATGCTCCCCGGCCGGCTTGCCGAGCGTGTACCGCTGCGAGTTCCGCGCCACCTTGCGCGCATTGCCCATGTGCACAGTCGTGATCGGACACCCGTCGTGCGTCAACCGGCCCGTCCGCAGATCGGTCTCCATCCGCACCAGCGCCTCGTACATCGGCTTGTCCCGGTTCGTCGGCCACTCCACGACCCGCTCCTCGCCATACTTGCGCGACCACGCCCCGATCTCGGAATACCAGCCCTGCGGATCGGCGTACATGCGCGCCACCCGCCACCGGGTGAACACCTCGTCGACCGCGGCGTCGACCTCGGCCCGCGGGATCTGGCCACCCCACTCGGCCGGATCCCAGATCGTCGGCCGACGATCAGGCCCGTACCGCGGCGTGAACAACCGGCCGCCGCGCGTCACACACTTGAGCGCGGTCCAGTCCTCGTACTCGGACCCGTCAAACCCCGCCGTGATCTGCGTGCCGCGAGGCGGATTGGGCAGCCACACCATCTCAGCCGGTGCGGGCATACGCCGACTCCCACAGCCCTTCCTCCAGCCACGCCCCGACACCGGTCACCAGACGGTTGCCGAAGAACCGTTCGGCCTGCGCCGGGTCGGTCTCCATCAAGTCGTTGACCTCGGCCTCGATCGACGCGATCGTCACCCACGGACAGTCGGCGTACACGTGCTGCAAGATCTTGCGCCGGTCCCGGCGATTGCCCCACGACAATTCCTTCGGTGGCTGCCGGAAAAACTTGAACACGTCTTTCGCACGAGATTCCCACGTGCGCTGGGCATCTGAGTTTGACGACGGGTCCCACGCATTCGTTGTCGCCATCGTCCGCCCGTCCATGCCGGCCGCGCCGCGGCGCTGCGTCTGCGCGACACCGAGCAGCTTGTTCTCCTTCGTGTACAGCCCGTCCTCGTCATGGATCACGAACGAGACCGGGTTACCCAGCCGCGACGAGGCCGACGCCGTCACGATGTCGATCCGGTTGTCCTCACCCGGCAACCGGATGAACCCCTCACGGATCAGCATCAGATCGGCCAGCGGTCCCATCTTGATCATCGACCGCAGCGGCCGGTACACGTTGTCGACCTGGTCCTCGCTGGTGGCGGTCAACTGGATCAGCGGCGTCGGATTCGGCATCCCCATCGGGTCACCCGGCTCGTACTCGTACTCGAACCCACACCCACACCCCCAGTCCGAGCACGCATACCCATCACCAGGTTCGGCCCACCCCGCGAACAACGCCGGCCCGACCGCCTCGGTCGCCACGACCGTCGCCGACCACGGCCCCTTGCCCGACTTCTGCGGACCCACGATCAACGACCGACGATAGGTGAAGGCCTGCGCGCGCATCGGCTTACGTGGCTGCCAGCGCGCCGAGGACCGCACCCGGTAATGGTTTGCGGTGCACCAGAACTGCCAGTCCGCCATCACGAACGGCTCGCCCTGATCGAACCCGTCCGGGACACAACAATGCGCCCGCACCCATGGGTCCTGGACGTCGGCGAGCGTCGGGAAATCAACAATCCACGATTCATCCATCGGGCAGCGCCCGCATCCGCTTCCCGCCGCCGTTCGTGCGCGCCGCACGCCGGCCCACCGCACGCTGCCGCTCCTGCGTCACCTCATGCACCGCGGCATCATCGGCGACGATCAGCCAGCCGTTCTCCTTGAGCCCGGCCGGCGTCATCCCGATCTGATCGGCCAGACGCTGCGCCGCGGTGATCGTCGCCGCCGTCGCCTCGGGGTCCTCGGCCCGCACCATCCACCGCACATACATCGCGATCGACCGCCAGCGCCACGACTCCCGAATCCACTGCGCTGCTTGCGGAGTCCGCCACACCCCGGCCCACACCACACCCTCACGCTCGACCGCATCAGGCAGCAGCTCCGACAACGGCGGGAAGTCGCCGGCGTACCCGCCGACCGGCAGCCGCAACGCACGCAGATCCCGGGCATCCGACCGCGCCGAGTACATACTCGGGTGCGGCCCCGACCGCGACCGCGCACCACCGTGGCCGGCCATCAGACAACCTCACGCAGAACGAGGACCGCAGCAACCGGCACCCAGCCGCCGGCATACCGGCCGGCCACCCGCGTCTCCTCTCGGATGTGCAACATCCCATCCCAGATACCCGGCTTGAGTCCCGCACCGTCGCCGTCGCGGGCAACGTACTCGACGTCCACCTCAGTCGACGAGCCAGCGGTCAGCAGCAGCCGGCACCGCACCCACTTCGCCATCACCGCACCACCTGCAACCGACCCTCGTACATGACGAGCATCGCCGGTGATATCGAAATCATCGCTCCGCCTTCGGTTTCCATCACCACTCGCACGCCGGTAGCCTGCACCTCCAGAGTCAGCGTGGCTTCGGGGAAGACCGACTCGGGGAACCGGAACCTCGTCCCGTTCCGCAGCCCCAGCAACCGAACATCCATCAGCCTGACCTCTCGTCATCAGCCTTCGGCCGGCCTCTCACCGGACGTCTTGAACCCTCCGCACCATCGAGAGCCCTCCCCCGAGCCAGGCCTCTTCGCGCCGCGGCGGGGCCACCCCCCACCCCTTCGCACGAACGTTCGACCTCGCGGCGCATCGCGGCCGTCGTCCGCGTGCCCTTGCGCGAGTTGCACGCCCGGCACAGCACCTGCAACCGGCCATCCCACCGACCGCCGGCCTGCAACTCGTGCACGTGATCAGCGGTCAGGTCCGACGAGGCATGCGCCGGCACCTCGAACCCCGGACACCAGTCACCGAACCGCCGGCGATGCCTGGCCACCACCGCCGCACGCCGGTGACGATCCCGATCCTGAGATCGTTTCGTCGGCGTCGTCGACGACAACCACCGATTGCGTTGCGCCTGATGGTCGGGACACCGAGCGCCGGCCTGCACCCGGCCGCATCCCGGCTCTGCGCACACACGCAGCCGCGCGCGCATCAGTCGTCCCCGTCCACTCGGTCGTACGGGCCCGCGGCGCAGATGTCGACCGCACACGCCAGCAGCCCACGAGTGGTGTACGTCGGGGTGTCCGGCTGCACCAGGAACACACCACTGGTGTTGTCCACCAGGTCAACGACACCAGCCACGACGATGAAATCAGTAATGATGTCATTCGCTCCGAGGTTCAAATCCTCACGACAGACCGCTTCGATCGCCGACCGCAACGCGGCCATTCGCTGCTCATCCATGCCGACCACCGCCGACACCGAGCCGGACCACCAAGCAGGGAAGGGATGGATTCGTTCGGCGGCGACCAGCGAGGACGAGCAGCACGTGCCAGACTCCGGGCACGCAGCAGCCAACGCGCTCAGGATACCTGTGCATAACCCGCGACAGCCAGGTCACGACCGCGGCCCCAAGAATCCGATCCGAACTGATCTCGTTCTGATTCGATCCAATCTCATCTGATCTCATCCGATCTGATCTGATCCGGATTGATCTCGTTTCGATTCGACTACACAACACCGGGCGCACCGCCGTTCGCGATCATCTTCGGGAACCACAGCGCCGGCGTGCAATCGGGATGCTCGGACCAGATCATCGCCATCGGCAACAACCCCGCCGCGACCGGCTGATCAGTCGGGGACCCGTCGAGGTACGCGGCCACCTGCATCGCCATCGCACGCAGCACGTCGACGATCCGGCACACCTGGTCATACCCCAACGGCTCACCCGCCACCGCAGACCTCGCCGCCTCATCCAGCCGCGCCTCCACGAACTCAATGATGTTCACCCTCAACGTCCTTCCGGAGACTTCAATCGTTTGGCCAACCACTCCCACTCACGGGTGTTCCACGCCGGATGCCCATGCCATCGCATCCCGCAATCACGAGACGGGGGAGTGCAATTCGCGCCGTGACACACAATCAACGGGCCCGGACCGCCATCGGCGACGAGGCTCACCGCATCCAGAGGACGTGAGAAGTCCAGCTCGTCCGGGTAATGGACCCGCAACGTCGGCTCACCCACACCGCGGGCCGTCAACCCCTCACACCACGGGCAGATCCCCGCGAGATCCTGACCCGACCGCACATCACCGAGCAGCCGAGCCGCGGCGTCCGGTGTCGCACCGATGATCCGCTCACACCACGGCGCCAACGGATCATCCTCGTCGACGGTGCGCAGATGCGCCTGCGGCAGCAACGCCGCCGACATCCGCAACCACGGACGCACATCGAACTGAGGCGACCACGCAGGCCGCCACACGCACGCCTGCCACGGCACCACGAACAACACCTCGTTCGCGATCCGCACCGCCGCCGTCTGGATCTCGGCGAGCACATCAAGCACCGACACACACGCCGGCGTCGGGCGGGGCACACCACGATGCCCCATCGCCTCCAGCTGCTCGGCCGACAACACCGACCGCCGACGATCGTGCTGCGCCCACCGCGCCTGAGTCCCAGTCACCTTCATCGACACCAGGAACGGCCACGCCGCATCCAGATACACCAGATCCCGACGCACATCCCGCAACTTCGCCGCCAACCGCCTGCGCGCAAGATCGGCGTCATCCTCAACAAGAACCGTCACACTCTCACGTCTCCTCACTTCGACCACGACGACGAGACCTCCGACCACGACCACCACGCGACCGAGCAGCAGAAGCCCCCTGCGAACCTTCCGAACGATCAACAACCACCGACCCGACCCGACCCGACCCGACCAGAGACGACAGATCCTGGACCGCATCGATCTGTCCGGATCTGTCCGGATCAGCCAGATCCGGACAGATTCCGGACAGATCGGGAACGGGATCGGTTGACGCAGAACAAAGACCAGGCGGGGACAGGTCATGTCCGGCCTGGTCGTCAGCCGGTGCGGCAGGGGAGCCTACGGCAGTCCGCGCACACTCCGCCCCGGGCGCTTCCGGACAGTTGGCCGGCGCAGCGGGTGCCGAGGGTGCGGACTCATCCGCGACGCGCGTCGACTCAGGACCACGATCAGAGGGTTCGGCAGGGGCGCCTACGGCTGCCGCCTTACTCCGCCGGGTCCGGCTGGATGCCGGCCCGGTCTGATCTGTCGGTCCTGATCCGCTGGGCCGATCGATGCGCGGCGGCTGGGTGCCGTCGACGCGTCTGCCCGGGATCACATACGTGGGGGACGCATCCGGGACCGGTAGGCCCTGGCTGATCCTCCATTTGTTCTCCGTCAACCACTTCACCGAGAACCGCGAGAAATGCGGGTCAGCGGGTGGGTCAAGCAACTGGGTCACCCCGGGTGGGAACTCCCCAGCTTGGCGAGCGCCATTGCAGGACTTGCAGCACACGAGATACGTGTCAACCGTGGCCGCTTCGCCCGGGATCAGATGATCATATGTTCCGGCTCTCCCGGACTTACGATCATAATTCCAATCCACAATGGCACCACACCACCGGCAACCGTCACCATCTCGGAGACGCACCGGCACAATCAGATTCGGACGATTCGCATCAGCCTTCCGTTGCCGTTCCCAATCGAGTTCCGCCTTGAGTCGCAAATGTAGAAACTCGGGATCGTCATCCACGAGTTTGAACGCAATCACAGTTCCGGCCTCGTCGAATACCTCGGTCATCAACTCGGCAAATACGCACACCTGGGTCAGCAACTCCCAGCGTGACATTCCGCCAACGATCTTTGCCGTTCCGAGCGTGACAACGTAATCCGTTGAATGCAGCCCGGATTGGGCTGCGCACCTGGACACGAACCCGGCTACCTCATTCAGCAGCCGGTCATCACACTCGGGATGGTCCAGCACCTCCAGGAAACGAGGGTGCATCGCCGAGCCATCGCCCCACCGCACCCAAGCCACCAGATACGCCTTCCGCTGAACACCAAAGCACCACAACCACACTCACGTAGAACGACCGGGGGACCACGGGCAAGGCAACACAGCGTGCCAGTCACCGCCGACGGCCTCCACGCCGCCGACGAGGCTGGTCAGGTTCCTCCTGCACAGCGGCACGACCCGACACCAACTCCAGATCCACCCGCTGACCCGAGTACGCAGCCACGGCCGCAGCACGAGCAGCCGCGGCCCGGGCGCGGAACGCCGCATGCGTACGGTCCGGATCAGGCCGGCCATGCTCACAATCCGCGCACACCACAAAATGCGCATTCACCTGCGCCTGACACCGCACACACCGAGGCATCATGGCCGCAGGACCTCGTAGGTCACCCGCACGTCATCAGGCAACGGATCCAGCCTGATCGACGCACCCGGCCCGAAACGCTCGGCCGGCACCACCCACACCTTCCGGCCCTCGTCATCGATGTGGGAGAACCGCAACCGGATCGGCACCCACGGCGACAACACACCTTTGACCCGATCACCGGTGTCCGGATCGATGACGTACGTCGGCAACGAGCACGCCGCACCATGACGAGCCCACGCCGCCGGCGCGGTCCCCGTCACGACTCCAGCTCCAGCAACTGCAACGCCATCACCGCGGCATCGGCACGCAACAGATACAGATCACGGACCGACTCCGACAGATCAGACCACTTCTTATCGTGATGATCGGTGATCTGAATAGCCTGCGCGACCGCCAGCACCTGCGCAGAATGCCGACGAGCATTCGTCTCCCGGGCCTCGATCTCCTCCTCCAGCGACTCCGCCGCCGCGAAGAAATCACCCGCGCAATAGCACGCGGCACGGCCGTCGAGATCGACCAGCAGCATCCCCGCCCACCGCACATGCACCGGATCACCCGCATCCGGCTCCGGCAACTCGGCGCCGACGAGCTCGCGAGCCTCCTCGAGCGTCGGTGCCGGCCGCACCGGCACAAACCGGTCCGGCATACTCGCGGCGGTGACGAAGTTGAACTGGCTACCCGACAACTCAACGACGGTGTAGCCGGTTTTGTCGGGCAGGGCGTACGCGATGTCGCCGATATCGGGGTCCTGAAAGACACTGACATGCTGGGTCATTGGTCACCCTCCTGTGTGGTGATGATGTGGGTCAACGCCTCGCCGAGACGCTCGACCGGGTAGAGCACTTCACGGGCGTGCAACCCGCCCGGGGCCGGGCCGACGATGCCGAGCGCTTCCAACTCGTCGAGCAGCCGATACGCCCGAGCGAGCGGAATGTTCAGGACCCGCTGTAGTTGAGCGGCGGCACCGAACTGGGTTTCGATCACCTTCTGAGCTGCATCCAGCAACAACTGATTCGTATCCGGCAACAGGCTCGGCGGGTCCAGGTCCGCGTCTGAGTTCGGACCCGGGGCATCTCCCGATCCCGGTTCGCCCGGTGCGAGTAGCGCCCCTGACGCGGTGCGCAGATCGAACGGCGCCCTACCGGCCTTACCATCGCCGGTGGTGTCGGCAGGTGGTTTCGGTGTCGGTGCGGGTCCGAGCTCGGCGAGAGCATCGTCGACGCGGTCGGCCGGCCACAGCACCTTGCGTGCCTCCAACGAGCACGACGCGACATCGGAGCCGTGGGCCACGATCCGGACTCCGGCGAGCTGATCGAGCAGCCACGCCGCGTCCTTGGCCCGCACACCGAACCGCGCCGCCAACGACGCCGGGTCAGCGAACTGCAACCGCACCACCCGCGCACACACCGACCGCAACAACAGATCGGTGTCGGCATTGTTCAGATTGCGTTCCATCGGTTCAACGGGCAGCGGGATCTGATCGGGCTCGCCACGATCAGGCAAACACGCCGACCACGACGCCATATCACCGGTGAACGACGAATCGCCCTCAGGCAACACCACCGGCGACAGGCAGCCGACGAACGAATCACCCACCGCGATCGTCACCAACCCCCGACGATCTACCGGCGAGGTGCGGAACAGTTTCGCGTGCGCCAACGCCGTCGGCGTCGAATACGCCTTCTGCGCCTTCCCGAACCGCGCAAGGTACTCCATGTTCGCGCCGAACTCGGTGTGCGGCCAAGCGATCTGCGTGCGCAACTTCGATGCCACCAACATCCGCACATCCGGAAAACCCTGCTCCGGCGGCAACGGCACCACATCCACCGACCGCCGAGCATCGGTCCCCTCGAACAGGCCCGTCGCGTCGGTGACCGTCAACTGCAACTCCGGACCATCAGCACCGACCGCACCAGCACGCGTTTTGTCCAGCAACGACACCCGGACCTGCCACTGAGGGAAATCGGTCACCGATTCCCGCACGGCCTTGTGCACCTGCAAGATCGACATCAGATCATCGGCGGTCAGATCGATCACCCCGTGAGCGGGGAACGTTTGCGACCACACCGACACCCGCGCCAACCCCGCGGTGAACCGGTCCGTCGCGCCGATGATCAGGTGCTCGGGATCGATCCACATCCGGGCCCGCATCAACACCGGAATCTGCTCATCCCGGCTGATGTGCGGCAACACCGAGATCAACGCACGCCGCAGATCAGCGGTCCCGACCTGAGCGTCGACCACCGTCACCGGCACGCTGACCACCGCCTACACGCTGCCGCCACCCGAATGGCCACCAGCCCCACGATCAGCGTCACGAGCTCGACGACGCCGACGACCGCCCCGAACACCCGCCGGCGCATCGTCGACGGGGACATCGGCACCGAGCAACGCCCGCTGACCAGGACCAGGTGCCCGCGACGCGGCGCCGACATCGTTGGCGAACCACCGATACAACTGCTCACGCCGGCGCGGCGAGAGCGAATGCCACCACCTGTCAGCATCCACATCACGCATCCTCGCCGGCGTCGTCGAGCGCCGCGAGCAGCTCGTCACGGTAGGCGACCTCACTGCTGGAGAGCACATGCCCGCACTGCTCCAACAGATCCACGTAGCCAACGACCACCTTCATCTCCGACACAGACATCCACTGCGCCGACTCGGCTCTGTTCACGTGCCGATCTGCGGCCTGCAAGATCATGAACGCGTGCACGCACAGCAACGACGACGCCGACGCATGCCCGAGCACCCAATCAAGCACCCGACCCGAATCATTGCCCTGACCAGAGTCCTCAATCGGCAGGAACGGCAACAGATCCGGTCGCGCCAGCACTGCGCCGGCATCGAGCGCACCGAACGCGAACTCGGCGAACGCCTGCGCCGTCTCCAACGACGCCGTCGTGATCTGCTCGGCGATCCACCGGCGGCGGACCGCCGTCGCCGCCAGACGCTGCTCATCAGCCGAGTGCTGCGCCGCCAACTCCGTCTCCTGGGCCTCGGTGCGCTGGCGGTCGCGGTCGGCGCGCTCACGCTCGGCCACGGCGCCGGGATACTGCGGCGGACCATCACCCGGGACACGACCAGCATCAGTGTCCGCATCGCCGGCCCGGTCCACATCGCCGGCCGGGTCCTCGTCGACGGGGTCCGAGTCCGAGTCAGCGTCCGGGGTGACGGGATCATCGAACTCATCACCGGCCACCCACACCATCAGCACCGCATCAGTCCTAATGCTGCCCACCGTCAGCAGCGACCGCGGATCGGCGTTCGGCGACACCCGCACGAACGCCACCGAATCCTCGGCCGTCGCCAACTGCTCATCAGCACCAGAACGGCAATGCCAATTCGTCTCCACCGCCAGATGCACCCGGCCACCGAACCGGTCATCAGCCTGCCTGGTGGCGGCCACCAGATCCGGCCACGTCCCCGACGCGATACCCAGCTTCTTCGCCGACGCCCTGACCTTCGCGATCTTCGCCCGAGCATCCCGACGCGCAGCCACCAACCACTTCGTCGTTGCCCAGTCCCGCGTCCCGAGCGCCTTCGTCAGATCCCGCACGTCGAGCTCGTTGGTGTCGGCGGCGATGAACTCGGCATCGGCCAGAGTCACCGGCACCTCAGGATTGAGAGCGTCGATCCGCGCCTTCACCGGCGGCGGCAGCGCGGCGATCTTCCGCCGGCGTCGTACCTTCTGCAGCGACCACCCCAACTCGGCCGCCGCATCCTTATCGGTGAGCCCGAGATCAAGCAGGCCCTGCACACCGTCGGCCTCCTCGAGCGGATCCAGATCCGCCCGCTGAGTGTTCTCGGTCAGCATCAGGACCCGCTGGGCGACCTCGTCGAGATCCCGCCGGATCAGACACGGCACCGACTCGACCTTCGCGATCTGCGCCGCGGCGTGCCGGCGATGCCCGGCCAGGATCACCCACCGATCCGGCACACCATTGGGCTGCACGATCAGCGGCTCATGCACACCTGAGGACTTGATCGAGGCCGCCAACTCGGCCACATCGCCGACCGAGCGCCGCACATTGTGTGCATGCGGCACAAGCGAATCGGTCGGCAGCAGCCGGAACTCCACATCCGCGGGAACGAACTCACCGGTCAACGTCTCCACCACCGTGGTGGACTTCTTGGAAGTCATATGTTTCACAACCCTTTTCGGAGTTTCTTAGATTTGAGAGGGGTTCCGTCAGGCCGAAGGATCTGCAACCCTTCGGGTTTCGGATTCCGCGGCTTCTGCGCGGCACACGTCCGCGAATGCAACGTGAACAACTTGGTGTCCGTCCCGTCCGCATGCGCCGCGGCGACCTCGTCATCGGTGAGGACCTGCCCGTACGTCACCGGCCGACGCGACACCGGATCGATCGTGTTGACCTGCCGCACATATCCATTCGGGTCCGGCGACCAGTCCACACACAGCACTGTGTCGCGTTTGGTGTTCGGCCACCACCGCACCGGCAGATCACACCACCGACAACGGGCAGGCTCACGACGAGGACGAGGACGCGACATCGCAGCGACTATCCGTGCACCACGGCGGGGTCCTTGCGGCGCACCACTTCCCGCAACAACTCCACTCCACCGGGCAGCTCGACGATCATCCACGCATACACCTGCTGCGGATACAACACCGCCAACCGTTGCCGCTGATCGGTCGGCGCGCACTCGATCACCTGATGCACAGCCGCCTCGAACGGCGACGGCGCGAACCGCCGCAACGCCCGCGGATCAGCCGGGTCCGGCCAATGCCGGCCTATCAGCATCCACAGCACCTGACCGGCCACCTCGAACGGCACATCCCACCCCCACGCAGGGTCCGGGATCTCCGCCGCCGCGATCACCGACGTCGACAACGCCGCCCGCCTCACGACACCACCACCCCACCGAGCGTGCCGATCAACTGCCTCCGCTGCTCCTCGTCGAGCATGCACGGTGCCCACACACCATCGGTGTTGATGACCGTGATCTGGGTGCGCAGGCCGCGGCGCACCACACACAGCTCGGCACCGTTGGTGCGGTGGCAGTGCGAGACGAGATCCAAGTCCCCGGCCAACCGCTCATCGACCTCAGCGCGGCGCGTCACGACCGGGCCCCTTGCGACGGGATGATGTAGCAGCCGACCGCGGTGACGTTCTCGTCCCACACCATCCGCACCGACCCCCGCCAGATCTCACACTTGAGTGGCACACCCACCCGTCGAGAAGCCACACGCATATACCCGGCGAACGGTGTTGTGTACGTTCGGCATTGCCACCCGGTACCACCCATCGGCCCATCGATCCGCG